ATCGCCCGTCTGGAATGAGTCCGCGAAATCTCCCGAGGAGTAGTTGTACGTCCGCGTCAATGCGCGGGTTTTTCTCGAATCGTGCGCCCATCGCTTCGCCTCCGTTTCTGAAACCAAACCGCACCGACCGTGCCTAACCGCGCCATGCCTCACCAAGCCCTACCGCGCCTTGCCACACCGAACCGGACCATGCCACGCCTTACCGCCACCCCACCACGCCAAACCGGACCCAACCGGACCATGCCGTACCGTGCCTTGCCACACCGCACCAAGCCGAACCCTGCCTGACCGAACCCAACCCGACACTGCCGTAACTCACCCCACCCGGCCCCACCTCACCCAACCCAACCTCACCCAACCTCACCCCACCTCGTGATCTGGTTTCCGCGCTTTCACTTCAGCGACTTCAGCGCGAGTGCGCGCGAGGAAATCCGCCAGATCAAAACGCATCCGGTATCCCGTGCCCTTACAGCGATCGCACGGTCGCGTGACGTCCCCGTCTTTCCATTCGCCGGTCGCGAGGCACCATTCGCATTCGTAGTTCGGCTCTTCGTCTGGACGGTGGCTGTTCATGCGCGCCTCTTTGTGCGTGCGGTCTGCGCGGCGTCCATTGCTTTCTGGACGATGGTCGCGTCGTACTTGAGTTCTTGTTTAGCGCACGCTCTCTTGAACTCTTCGGCAATGGCACTAGGTTCGAGGTCGAGGTCCGCCGTCTGCTTGAGGACGCTCGCGGCAATCGCGGCATACACACGAAAAGGGACCGGGCGCGAAGCGGCCGGTTTATTAAGATCTGAAGAAGCAGAAGCAGAAGCAGATGCAGGCCATCGCTTTTGCATATGCTTGGGCGATGCTTGCCAGCGGGCGTTTGCGCCTTTTTGGGCGCGTTTTCGGAAACTCGCCTGCAGTTCGCGCTGCTGCTCGAGGCGCGGATTGATCCACCCGGTCGGTGTTTTGACCCAGCGCGATCGCACCGTTCCCCACAATTTGGCATGTGCTTGACCGATGACACGCTGACGCCATTTAGCATCGTCGGGCAGCGGCCCGTTATCCCAACTCCACGCCAAGAGATGGATGTACAGGCCGGCGACGTCCCACGGCATTCCGAGCGTGGAACTCAGCCAATCGCGCGCGTAGAACTGGAAGGCGGGCGGCTTCATCACTGGACCCGTTTCGACCCGAGCGGCCCATCGATCGCGATCGACTCTTGGTAGAGCTTGAGCGTCGTCTCGTATTTCTTGCGGAGGTGCTCGAGGTGGGCTCGCGCCGCTTCGAGCTCTTTCGTCCGCGCCTCGATCGCGGCGGTGGTGGCGTCCTCTTTTGCCGTCGTGAGATCGATCAGCCCGACCACCGCCCGCTCGAGCCGGACGTGGTCGAGCCGCGCCGAGATCGCCACGAGCAGCGCCCAGCCGGCGACGCAGAGGGCGACAAACGCGAACAGCAGCGACCACGCGACCATCACGCCCTCCCCAGCAGCTGTAACGCCCGCGCCCGCTCCTCGGCCGTCCTTGAGACGATGGGCACTTGGTAGCCGCAGACGCAGCGCCACGACCAGATCCCGCTCTCATGCACCCGCATCAGGTGCTTGTGCCGGCACCACCAGCGCAGGAAGGTCAGCATGTCGGCACGTCCGGCGCGTCAGGGACGCCGTCGAGGAGGTGACACAGCAGACAAATGGGCGAACAGCGGCCGTACCACGCCGGGAACAGCCGGACGCTCGCCCCGCAGAGCGCGCAGGGGGCGACGACGTCGTTCACCCCAAACACCGCCGCCACCGCGGAGGGAGTGCCTGCAAGAGCACAGATGATGATCGGCCCCGGTAACTGATCGAGGGCGCGCATACTCCCCTCCTGTCACGCCCGGCGCCGCGCGGCGCGGACCATCTCCAGTTCACTGCTGAAGCCGTGGAGCCAGATGTCGATCTCGCGCTTGTCGAACAAATACAGGCGGCCACGGCGACAGGTGGGGAGCCGGTGTTGATTGACCAGCCGGTAGAGCGCGTTGAGCGACCCGAGTTTGAGGTACTCGACCGCTTCTTTCGCCGTCAGGTACGGGCTCTCGACGGTCGCCATCAGGCGGGCCTCTTCGTGCGATTGGATTTCCGGGCGCCGAGCGGGAATAAGTCCTCCGGGCTCACATTGAGCGCGTCGGCAATCCGCGCGACCGTCTCGTAGCCCACAGATCGGATGTCCCGCTTGCCGCTCTCGAGCAACGAAATAAACGAATTAGTGACGCCCGCCTGTTTGGCGAGGTCAGCTTGGGTGAGCCCGGCGACTTTGCGCGCCAACTTGAGCAGCATAGTTAACTTTGTCGCTCAATATACAACTTATTTGACTTGTGTCAACCAGTTAATTTAGGCTCTCTATCGTGCCTGTTTCCGACATTGACCGCTTCGTGAGCGCCACCGACAATGAGGCGGTGTCGTATCGCCAAGCCGCCGCCCGGGTCATTCAATGGCGCCGGGAGCACCGCGCCATGAGTCAGGCTCAATTTGCGGCACGCGCCGGGGTGTCCGTGGGCTGTCTCCAAAGTTTCGAGTCGGGCACCCGCGATACCCGCAAGAAGCAAATCGCGCGGATCGCGGCGGCGATGGATCTGTCGTTCGATCAACTCACGGCCGAGGATGCGGAGGCGGGCGAGATCCCGAATCCGCTCTTGAAGGATTTATTGCAGGAGGACTTACGGATCGCGCAGCGGTTTCATCATGCGGGGGCGGAAACGAAACATGCGGTCAAGGCGTTTCTCACGGCCCCCCTCGAAGAGGACCAGCGAGAACGCATCGCGTTAATGTTGGCCGGCCTCGTCCGCCTGGAGGCCTCGCAGCTCGCGATCGTGGAAAAGATTTTGGCCCCGCTCGACAAGGATGGTCGATCCCCAGCGGCCAACGCGCCAACCATCACGGTTGTCGCACCACCTCACAAGAAAAAGGGTTGATATCCGAAACGGTGGAGAGGTCGTCTATGTCTCACTTGCGCGACCGGCGTCTGCGTCTCGTGCTCCCTAACACGCAGCGCACGGTCCTGATTCCCCATCCCACGCCCGCGCACATGCCCTCGGTTACGGCCATCCGAGCGCATATCGATGACCTCCAAGTCCTCGCCCTGGAGCAACCCGCGATGATGCAAGGCATTTTGGACGCGACGAAATTAGCGGCCCAGCAATGTCGCAAGCCGAGCCAGACGCGCCACCGGCGCTAAACGGAGATTGACAAAGTGACCCAAGCCGATATCGAAGAGATGTTGCGGAACCTGGCCGAGACCACGCGGTACCTGCGCGAGACGAGCCGCCTGGTCCGGGCCGCGTCCGAGCACATCGGCGAAACCTCCGATCATGTGGTGACGGTCAGCGAACACCTCACCGAGGTCATCACCCGGATCGATGCGGCCATCACGGCCGGCTTGACGCACTTACACAGCGACGAAGACGGCCCGCCGTAATGGGCGTCTTTAAACGGCCCGACTCGCCGTACTGGTGGCTCTACCTCGAGAGCACGAAGACGCGCGAGCCGACGCCGATTCTCTTAGGCGACACCATCAGCCAGCGCGCGGACGCCAAGCGCCTCGCCAAAGACGCCTACCAGCGCCGGATGCTGGAGGTCGCCGAGCAGAAGGTGAAGCGGCTGCCCAATGGCCCGGCGATGATCCGGTTCGCCGCCTATGCCGAGACCTACGCCAGGGACGTGATCGCGCTGCGGCGCGGCGCCCGGCGCGAGCTCGAGATGCTCACACCGCTCCGGGGCGCCTTCGGCCCGGAGCTCCTCTCGTCGATTAATGCCGACCGGGTCCGCGCCTACATGGCCGCCCGGATGGCCGGCGGGTGCGGCCCGCGGACCATCAACCGGGAGATCGACGTGCTGAAAGGGATGCTCCGCGATGCGGTCGGGAATTACCTGACCGTGTCGCCGATCGTCGGCCTCAAGCGCTTGAAGGCGCCGCCCATCAAACGCCGCCTGCTCCAGCCAGCCGAAGAGCAGAAGCTCCTCGAGGTCTGCGAGGATGCCCAGGACCGGGCGATCATCATCCTCGGCATCGACACCATGATCCGCCTGGGCGACTTACTCGACCTCGAGCGCAGCGAGCACGACGGGCACTGGCTGTACGTGAAGCACGCCAAAAGCGGGGACGCCTACGAGACGGCCCTCTCCGCCCGCGCGCTGGCCGTCCTGAAGGAGATCGAACGCACGGACGAGCGGTACTACTTCGCGAAGTTCCGACGCGCCACCAACCCGCGGGACTGGGTCGGGTCAGTGCGCCAGCGGTTCGAGTACCTCTGTAAGAAAGCCGGCCTGCGGTACGGGCGGACTCACGGCGGGCTGACGTTCCACTGGGCCACCAGGCGCACGGGCGCGACCCGGTACCTGCTCGAGAAGGGTTCCCCGATCAGCGCCGTCCAAAAGCAAGGGAACTGGAAGCATCCCGAGATGCTGCTCCGGATCTATGCCGAGGCCAGGCGTGAGGACCAGCTCGCGATGGTCGGCGCCCCGCGGCTTCGGAAACGCGCCTGATAGGAGACGCCATGACCGACGCGCCGTTCACCGAGACGCACCGCGAGACGCTGGAGAAGATTGCCAATCCGCGCAATCCTTATTTCGGGCAACAAGCGGCCTACGCGGCACTCAAAGAGATCGAGCGATTGCGGACGCGAGTGAACAAACTGCGGATGTTTCAGTACGAGAATCTTGGGTATGGGAAGTTCAGATGTCGCAGTTGTGGGTCACTCAAGCAGGTGGACTACGGCGACCACAATACGCCCACAACAGAACAGGCAGAACCTTGCAGCAAGAATTGTCCCTTTCAGACGGAGACGCCATGACCGACGCGCCGTTCACCGAGACGCACCGCGAGACAGGAGAACCGAAATGATTGAGATTGGCTTGAGCAAGACAGCAGACACACGGTCATGCGACTACGCCAATGTGTCGAAAGAGACGCTGTATGCCAGTAGCGTGCAGCACATCGCTGACGTGCGGCAAGCCCTCGCGTTCTTTCGGGCCGAGATTGACGCCGCCTCGGAACGGCACGACTACGACAAACTGACCGACATCGACGGGTTTCACGAGGACTTCGTGACCGGCTTCAAACAAACGGGATGGTGGGACAGACATCGGCAACTGAACCGGCATCATCTCCTGCAAGCCGATGGCGTACGAGACGACGTGAATCTGATCGACGTGCTCGACATGATTGCAGATTGTGTGATGGCTGGCATGGGGCGAACGGGCAGTGTCTATCCGCTGAACATCGATGCCGCCGTGCTCAAGAAGGCATTCGATAACACCGTTGAATTGCTGAAGCAGCAAGTTGTCGTGCGACCGGAGACGCCATGACCGACACGCCGTTCACCGAGACGCACCGCCTGAAAGCGAAGCCGCCGTCGTCACGCTGCGATGGCTGCGGACATCGTGCTGACCAGCATCGCCAGTACACCAATCACGGCGTCAATCGACACGGGAGCCGATGGGTCTGCATCGTGGATAACTGTCGATGGACGGAGTGCCGGTTTAATGGAGAGGCGCCATGACCGACGCGCCGTTCCCTGAGACGCACCGCGCCACGCTGCGACGGATTAACTCGTGGGTGATTGACAAGGCCGCTCACGAGGCCATCGACGCTGCCCTCAAGCAGATCGAACAATTGACGTGGCACAACAATCTGCTGACGTTGGAGCGTGATCGACTGAAGCGACTGGAATCGCTCGTGGCGGATCTGAAGGCGCATTGGCGTGAAGCTGGTTATCAGGATGCCGATGACCCGATTGTGCGGCTATTGGAATGGGAGACGCCATGACCGACGCGCCGTTCCCTGAGACGCACCGCGCCACGCTGTTGAATCTTAAGGGCGAGTTCCCGCTGGATGCGTGGGAGGTCGAGGCCATCGACGCCGCCCTCGCGGAGATCGACCGGCTGACGGCCGAAGTGAAGGAACTCCGGATGGCGGCAGAGTTGCGTGAACGGTGGCGGCGGTCGTGGGAGGGGCCTGGCGGCGATGCGTGAGCGTGCCCGCATGTGGCCGCAAAATCAGCGTGAACATTACGTGAATGAAAGGTGCCAAAAGGTGGTGAAAGGTGGCGTTTAGCGGCGTTTTGAGTGAGCGCGACCGCGCCCGGTGCACATGCGGTTCAGGCCCAGTTTCATTGGTTGTTTCGGGGTTTTTGTTGGTGGACGGCGCGAGGCTCGAACTCGCGACCTCCGCGTTGCGAACGCGGCGTAAACCTCGTTTTCCCTAAGGTTTTCGCGTGTTTCTGACCGAGCGGGAACAATACGTGAATGGAAGTCGGGGTTTTTCGTCCCAGCTACGTCGCCTCGAGCGTCCCGAGGGCGTGGATGATCTCGTTGTTCCCGCTGGCCTGCTTTTCGAGCCGGTACTTGTTGCCGAACTCGATCGCCACCGGAAAGACCACGGGCACCGGCGTCGTGGACTGCACGACGATCGATTCGCCCACGGCCCTGCCCTGCGTCAGGTTCCAGAGCCGCGCCTTGACCGTGACCCCTGTTTTCGCCGCAAAGAGGTCCGCGCGCACGATGGCACTGAACGTCACGCCCGCGTAATAGTCGATGTAATTCGACACCGGTTCCCACGCCGTGCCCGTTGAACGGATGCCTTCGCGCGTGCCGCCGAGAAAGGCGGGCCCGCCGAGCGCCGCGGCCGTGCCGGCCGAGATGATCGTGCTGGGCATCGTGCCGGACCCCGATCTGACGGCCGGTGGCGTCTCCCACGGCCCCGGAATGGCGTACCCCTCCCCCATGATCTTTCGCCACCCCACCAGGGACGACGGGGCGACGATCGCGCCTTCCGTCGCCTCGAGCGAGTATTGCCAGTAGGTGTCGAGCACCATGTCCAGCGTGATCGTCCGGATAGTGAACGTGCCGGCGATCTGGCGCATCGCCGAGAGTGACACCGTGAGCAATTGGCCGACTTCGTAGTGGTCCTCGTTGAATCGGCCGTGGAGCGTCAACGGATCGCCGCTCATGTTCGCCAGGAGCGCCTCGGCGATCGCCTGCGCCGCGGGAATGCTGAGGAGCTCCGGCCGCGCTTCGTGATACTCGATCACCGGCGTCTCGCCCGTGTCGGCCTCGACCGTAAACGGGAATTGCGCCGAGTACCACAGCATGATGTATTCGTCGGCGGCGAGGATCGGCTGGTCAGTGCGTTGCCGCATCGCATTCAGGGAGGCGTCGTACGTCCACGGCATGTCATCGACGCCGTAGGTGCCCACCGGAAAGCCGCCCGGATCGAGCCCGCCGCTATCGGAGCCCGTCCTCAGCGCGCCGACGATGGCGACGTACGGCGAGTTGAGCGGGAAGATGCGGGTACTGCCATCGCCCCAGTGGTGCTCGTCGGCGATCGTCGCCAGCCCATTCGGGCCGCACAACAGGGTGACCTTGTTCGCCGGGACGGTCTCCAGATCGCGCCACTCGACCTCTTGGACATGCGTCGGCAGGGTGTCGAGCGTCCATTCGTCGGGCGCGTCCTCGTCGCCGGGCGGGGCCATCGTCAGCACCTTCTCTGGGCTCATCCTGAGAAAATAGCCGGCCTGATTCGAGACTTCGCGGAGCGCATCTGACACCCGTTTTTGATTCCAAGTGACCGGCGCGATCGTCGGCCCATCGACTTGCGCGGGATTGAGCGTGATGCCGTAGGCGTCGAGGTAATCGTTGACCAGCGCCGTCAGGACCGTCTTTAGCGTGGACTCGGGATAGGCGGCCGAGACCGTGACCCAATCGGCATACGCGAACCAGTCGCCGCACTCACAGGTGACTTTGAGATCGGGACCGCGCTGCGTGTAGCCCTGGACGTACCGCGACAAGATCACGCCGCCGAAGAGCTTCGTCACGCCGTTCCGCGCGTAGATGACGATCTCCGCCAACCGATCGGGCAGATAGTCGTTGAACACGACTGACGCCCGGGTCCGTTCGTTGAGCGTCCACCGGATCGAACACGCCGTGACCTTCGCCGTCTGCTCGACGCCCGCGACAAACAATTTCCAGCCGCCGACGCCGTGGAGCACTTCAAACGTGTATTGCGTGACGCGCGCGTCCACGAGTTCGAGACTAAGGACTTCCACTGGCGCCTGGGTGACCTGGAGCGCCGTGGGGAGACTCACCGGATCGAGCGACCCCAGCACTTCGACGCCCATCTGTGTGACGCGCTGTCCAGCGGTGGCCGTTTGGACGGGCGCGAAGGCGACGGCGAGCGCCACCTTGGCGATCGACGAGTTCGTGTGCGTGATCGTGTACGTGCCGACGTAGATCGGATCAGTGAACCGCTCCACGATCAGCGCGTTCGTATTGCCGGAGAAGTTCGCGCCGAACCCGGTCGGATAGGTGACGGTATCCGCGAGCCCCCAGCGCGGGATCAGGAGATGCACCGCCGCGTACCGGGTCGTCGTGAGCGTGCCCGTGGTCACCGTGGTATTGCCCGCCACCGCCGTGCCCGTCGCGAAGCCATCGAGCGGACTCGCGGCGAGGCCGGCGTACTGCACGGCGACGATGCCCCGGTACTGGAGGGCCGCGCTCCAGGTGACCGTCGCGATGTTCGTGGCGTGCCCGGTGACGTTCGACGCGTACCAAAACTCCTGACGGTACTTGTCCGTGGCGTCGAAGGCGTGCGCGATTTTCGTATACGTGTTGCCCGCGGTGTCCGCGATCCCGGTGACCGTTTGGCCCGCGGACGCGAGCCCGCCGACCGCGACGAGGATCGTGTTGCCCGCCGTAATCGCCTGGGCGGGCGCGGCGAACGTGGCGCCGGAGGCCGTGGTCCACGTCGCCGTGGCGACCGTATTGACGCGGGTCGGAAAGGCCACAGGATCTCGTCGTCAGGTCGTGCGCTTGTACCCGAACTCCGCGGCGTTAAATCCCGCATCCGTCCAGGCGACGCCGGTCCCAGGGTTCGTGGCGGCGATGGCGAGGGCGTAGGCGTA